CGGTATCCGCTGAGGTGCCCGGAGTCCGCCAGCCGTCGGTGCGGCGTCCCTTGGCAGCGCCATCGTAGCCGCGCGCCAGCCCATCGAAAGCCTGCCGCGCCAGCGCCCTGCGAGTGGCCGCCCTCGGCGCGACCGCCGCCAGGGCTCGATCGAACCAGCCCAGAGCCATCAGGAATTACCTCGCCGAAACCCGGCGAAGCCGGCCACCGGAAGCGGCTTGGTGGCAGCCGCCAGTTCCCGTTCGATGGTCCGGATGCGGCCCAGCAGGTCCTCGGCAGAGCCGTACTCGACGGTCTTGCCGTCGTAGCTGACACGCAGCGTGCCGCTGGCATAGGCGCGTTTCAGCGCCGCCAGTTCGGTTTCAGTGAATGACGACATTTATGAACTCACGGAGTTGTCTTGAGACGACCCAGGTCTGGCGTTATGCTGCGCTCAACACGCCCCTCACGCCTCTCAACGATGCGCACCAGAGGGGCCTTCTTTTTTCAAAACCAACCATCCCGCCGACCGAGCCAATCGGAGCGGCGTTTTTCCGACGACACGGGGGCCGGGCGGTTGATCATGCCGGCGGCTTCGACGCCACCATCGACCGCACCGAGTTGCTCCTCCAGATCGGTCCACTGACGATCAGACCAGCGATCGGCGCCGGCGATCCAGGCCGCCGCCCGGGCATAGACCCGGCAGTCCAGCGCTTCGTTGCGTTCGCGCAGCTTCTGCCATTCGAGACGGGCAAAGCCGCGTTTGGTCTTCACCGTCACCAATTGCTCGGCGACCAGCTGCTTGAGCCATTCGCTTTCGACCCAACTCGGCAGATGCACCGTGCCCGGCAGGCACGCGGCACCCTCCGCCTTTTCCTCGTCGGTCGGGCGTTGAAGCCTCAGGAAGCGATAGGTCTCGGACTTGAAGGTCGAGACCGCAATGGTCCAGAGCCTTGCACCACGGCGCAGTTTCTTGCCGCCATCGGTGGCGTCCACGAAGGTCGGCCCGGACACCGGGCTCGCCCGATTGAAGCCTTCGACGCCCTTCACCGGCGCCACCTGCCCGAACCCGACCCGGCGCGCCCAGGCGTATATGGCCGGGGCTTCGTAGCCGGTATCGATGGCCAGCTTGGCGATCCGCAAATGGGCGCCGCGCGCATGCGGCCAGGTCCGGTCCAGAAGCGCGTCGAGATCAGTCCAGGCATCAGGACGGTGCGGCCCGCCTTCGATCACGGTGTGCTCGATGAGCCAGCTTTCGAGTCCACGCCCCCAGGCCCAGACGTCCACTTCCAGGCGGTCCTTCTGGACATCGACCCCCGCGGTCAAGAACAGGCCCCCGGCGGGAACACTCCCCGCCGACCAGGTCTCGCGTTGGTCATAGAGCCGTTGCCAATCGGGCGCTTCACCGGTTTCGACCCAGGTCTCGCCGAGGTCCGTGTTCTTCACCGACTTGAGCGCCGCGTCATTGCCTTGGGCGGCCTCCCAATCGGCGGCGATGTCCGCCCAGCTTCGCCAGCCGATGGGGCTGTAGAGACTGGAGATGTGAAAGCCCGCCGTTTTCTCGCTGCCTTGTTCCGACGCGGCGGTTGCCCGCCACGTGCCTGCCTCCAGCATCCGCGTCTTGTGATGCTCCTGGATATGCCCCTCGCATTCGCCGCAAAGGTAGTGCGCCGTCTCGGGGCGTCCCTTGTCCCAGCGCAGGCGCTCGAACTCGAGCCACTGGAAATGCCCACAATGGGGACAGGGCACGAAATAACGCCGCTGGTCCGAGGCTTCGAACTCGCGCTCGATGCGCGACACGCCCTTGACCGTCGGCGTCGAGACGATGAACACCTTGCGCCGCGCGAAGGTCCGGGTCCGGGCTTCGGCCAGCGCCACCGGATCGCCTTCGCCGTCGATGTCGCCGGGGTACCCGTCGACCTCGTCCAGGAACAGATAACGCACCGGCATGGAGCGCAGGCCCACCGCCGAGTTGGCCCCGGTCATGGCCAGCACCCCGCCCTGGAACGCCTTGGTGAGCACCGTGTTGCCGGAATCCCGCGCGCGTGCCGGCTTGACCAGACTGGACAGCACCTCGCTGTCCTCGATCAGCGGATCGATGCGCTGGCGTGAATTGCGCTTGGCCATCTCCACCGTCGGCAGGACCGCCAGCATGGGACCGGGCGCATGATGGATGACGTAGCCGATCCAGTTGTTCCCCGTTTCCGTCGCGCCCACCTGCGCGCCCTTCATGAACACCACCCGCTCGTAGGGCGAGGACGGCGACAGGCAGTCCATGATCTCGCGCAGATACGGCGTGCGGGCCGTGCGCCAGGGACCGGGCTCCGCCGCGCCCTTGCCCGAGAGACGCCGGTGCTGGTCGGCCCATTCGGAAACCTTCAACAGCGGATCGGGACGCAGGCCCCGGTCGAACGCGGCGTCATGGATGGCGGCGGCGTCAGGAAGCACCGGTCAGGTCCTCGAGTGCTGCGCGGATCTCATTGGTCAGCATGGCATGCACCCGCGCGGCATCGGTCTCGGCCGCCAGCACGGCGGACAGACGTTCAGGGATATTCATCAGGGCATCGCGCACGACGCGGGCCTTGTTGAAAGCGGCGACCTTCACCTCGTCGGCATCGACGTACTTACCGGCCTCGACCCGCGCCTTGATCTCCAGGAGCTTGGCCTTCTCGACCTCGCTTTTGATCCGGGTCTTCAAGAGCAGGGTCGGCAGATCGCCACCGCCCGCACCACCTTGGGGCAGCGCGGGAAGATCGGTCGCCGGAACGGCCGGGTTCGGGGCCGGGTCGGACTTCGGCTTGGTGCTGCGCTCGGGCCGCGCCGGTTCACGGACCGCCGCCAGGGCGGCATCGGCCTGATCCGTGTCCACCTTGCGGTCCTTCAGCGCGATCACGCCCTTGGCCACCATCTGGCCGATGTACTGGCGCGAAACCCCACGCCGGCGCGCGTATTCGGCCTGACTGACAAGCATGTGCGTTCAACGTTCCCATGTCCGGGCCGCCCTCGAAAACTTGATCAATTACAATCTATTAGACTTGATGTTCTTCGCCCGTGGAGCCTGTATGGGATTACCAACGGACACGGAGACGACGCCATGAAAACCGAAACCATCCTGCCCACGCGAAACACCGACTGGGGCTTCTTCGGCACCATCACCCACCACGGCGACCCGCTTGAGGCCTGGCCGCTGGCCATGGCGCGGATCGGCCGCGCCACGGGCTGCCCGCACGACGCGGTGCGCGACTTCCTCGACAGCCGATATGGGCGGCATTTTGCGGACGACGTTGCCAACGGACTGGCGCGCAAGCTCACCATCGAGAGCGCCATCGACGCGGCGGTCGAGCGCTGGATGGGCTGGACCATCACCCGGCGCACGAGCCGCGAGACCGGCATCCCATCGGGGCTTCCCTATCTCACCGGGTTCGTCACCCACTGCGAGATCGAAGCCGAAGCCTTCGGCTGATGGACGGCTCCTCCCCGCCATCGCCCCGCGCGATCAGCGTCGGGGCTCGGGGTGGTAGAAGCCCCGCGATGGTCGCGGCGGCATCACTCGGAGGATAACCCCATGACCACCACCAGCGTCGCCATCGAGAAATTCACCGTCGCTCAGCTCGCGACCGCGATTTCCAGCATCACCGGAGAAACGGTCACCACCAAATCGTTCAACTACAAAAGCAAGGCGGTCGATCGCCTGAAGGCCTTGATCACCGAGCACCACCTTTCCAACCAGGACGTACTCCAGGCGGCTGGCATCGAGGCGATCACGCCGACCGGCGAAGCCATGTCCGGCATCGGGATCGGCGCAGGCGCCAAACCGCCAAAGACGAAGCGCAAGCCCCGCGACAGCAAACGGGCCAAGGTAATCGAAATGCTCAAGCGCGACGGCGGCGCGACCATCACTCAGATCACCGAGGTCACCGGCTGGCAGCCGCACGCGGTGCGCGGTGCAATCAGCGGGGCGCTCAAGAAAAAGCTCGGGTACAACATCGTCTCGCGCAAGCTCGACACCGGCGAGCGGATCTATCGGATCGAGGCGTAACCAGCTATGCCAACCTTCCAAGTGATCATCACCCGCGACGTCACCGAGAGCACGGTCATCGAGGTCGATGCCGACACCATGGTGCAGGCTGAAGAGGCGGCATTCGAGAAGCTGGTGGCCAGCGACGATACCGAATGGCGTCTCGACGACGGTTCTTGGAACAAGGGCGACGCCTACGTCACCGCCGTCGACCCGATCGACGAAGCCTGACCATCTCTCCCGCCGGGGTCATCGCCAGATCCCGGCGGGAAAAGCGGACCTGGAATTCTTGAGCCCGCTATGTAGAGCCATAGGGGGCATCAGTCCATTTTCAACGGGCCAAACATGCCGCTTTCGACCATTGCCAGGTAGGCTCTTTTCATTGCAAGAGCCGTTTCTTGATCGACAAAAAGAGAAGATCTGCTGCCGTGCGGTTCACCTAAAAGATATGGGCGCATTACCTCCCATCTTTCAGCGCGGCTTGACCACCTCCAACACGGCAATTCCTGTTCGAGCATTAGGGGAACAGCGATTTTCTTCGGGATCAGCTTGCCGAGCGAAAGCGGTTCTGACCATTCACATTTTACGACGATTGGTTTGGCTCCATCTGCGTAGAACCGTACGTTCAACTCTTCGGCCGTGATGGTCGCGCAATGGTGGTTAATTCGCGATGCGGATTCAATTACATCTGCCACGCCCCCATACGGACAGGTGATAAACCCGTGCGCAAAATAACGAGTATGGTCCAGCCCCTTATACCCGGTTTGTGCATTCGGGATAGTCTCGGGATTACGTCCATCATGTTTGGATACAAGCGGGTGCCATGTTGGATAACTTTCAACGGCAGGCCCCAGTTCATCAACAAGGTCCAGCAGCGCTTCCTCGCTCTCGGACCTCACCTCTGGAGAAAACGTTACCGGAATGAGGTAATTCTTTGCTCTCTCAAATCCGCTAGACGCGGCCTCGTCTGCTCTGAATGCCATCGGCGCACACTCCAAATTTCACCACCATCACGAATATATGGAATTGCGCACAAAAAGTCAATATCGTGCGTCATAATTATATATTACGCACGAACACAAGGTAACATGAAACTCAGTGCTCCCTCCGATTAGCAAAGGACTCGCTCTCCTGGAGGCCGTCGGTGTTGGTCGGCTTTAGCGGCGGAGCGACCATTTCGGCCCGATCCTAAATTTACCTCTGGAGATATTTTCCACAGACGAGCTCATCGCCAGATCCCGGCGGCACTCGTCAGAGATCCACGCATCTGGATCGCCTCGAACAGGCGGCGGACCGCATACGAGCGAATGATGCTGATGCAGGTGAAGACAGCGCCGATGGCCAGATTGTCCGAGAGCGACACCGTGAGCCCGAACAGCGGGAACACCGCGATCTGTGTCGCCACGGCAACGCCGTAACCGATGCCCACGTTGGCCAGCGCTTCCACCAGCGACATGCGTCTCGACTGCCTCATCCGCGCGTCCTTTCCTCCTTGATCTCATCGAACGTCCGATCGTCCCCGTCGAGGACGGCGGTCTTGCCGGTCGCCTTCTGCCAACGCTCGACGGCCACGTCCACGTAGACGGGACTAATCTCCATGGCAAAGACCCGTCGGCCAACGGACTCGCCCGCCATGATCTGTGATCCCGACCCCGAGAACGGCTCATAGCACAGACCGCCCGGCTCCACATGCTGGCGCATCGGCGTCGCGAAACAGTCCAGCGGTTTCGGCGTCGGATGGTCGGGGCGTTCCTCGCCCGAGAGACCATGGATGTCCCAGACCGACGGCAGGAACTCGGCACCATCCGCCTTGGGCGGCATGTTGCCCTTGATCCAGCCCATCAGGCAGGGCTCGTGTTTCCAGAGATAGCGCGACCGGGTGAGGACGCCCTTCTCCTTGTTCCAGATGATCTGCTGATGCTGAAAGGCGCCCATCTCGGTCCAGACCTCTTCGAGCATGGCCTGGCGGCGGGAGGCATGCCAGCAGTACCAGGCGGCGTTGGGCTCGATCGCTTCCGCAATCGCCGCCTTGATGAAGCCGCGATAGAGGTCGGGGCCTTGCGAGGAATCGTCCCAGGTCACACCATAGGTGGCGGACCAGTCCTTGTTGCCGTCGGTTCCGCTGGTGTCACCCTTGGCGACCTTGGCCTTGCGCGCGCTGTTCTGCGGATGGTTGGTGCCATCGTAGTCGACCAGGTACGGCGGATCGGTGGCGAACAGGATGGCGCGCTCGCCGTTCATCAGGCGCTTCACGTCATCCGCGTTCGTGCTGTCGCCGCAGAGCAGACGATGATCGCCCAGCAGCCACAGGTCACCCGGACGACTGACCGGCTCGACCGGCGGCTCCGGGATGGTGTCCTCAGCAACGAAACCACCGGCTTGCTGTTCCCCATCCTCGCTCTCCAACAACCGGTCGATCTCCGACAGGTCGAAGCCGGTCAGGTCGAGGTCGAAGTCCTGGGCCTTGAGGTCCGCCAGTTCGAGACGCAGCAGTTCCTCGTCCCATCCGGCGTTCTCCGCGATCTTGTTGTCGGCGATGATCAGCGCCCGGCGTTGGGTCTCGGAGAGATGGCCGAGGCGGATCACCGGCACGTCGTCGAGACCGAGCTTGCGCGCCGCCATGAGACGGCCATGTCCGGCGATGACGCCACCGTCCTCGCCGATCAGGATCGGATTGACGAAACCGAACTCGGCGATGGACCCGGCGATCTGCGCGACCTGCCCCTCGTCGTGGGTGCGGGCGTTGCGCGCATAGGGGATCAATCGATCCACCGGAACGGTTTCGATCGTCAAGTCCATCTGTCAATCTGCCATGTGTCGGGAACGCTTGACGGACCGGCGGCGCAAACCCGCAGAAACCCTGGGGTTGGCGTCAATCCGTCAAGTCGGTGTCAAGTAAGTTGGCGGGCCTGTCGGTGGCGAAATCCCGCGCTGGCGCCTCCCGCATACGATATCCGCCAGGAAGGAACCAAGATATCAAATACTTAGCGGGCGACGACTACCGGGACCACGTGTCCCGCGCGCGCCTCTCGCGAGCATGGTTTGAATATAGCCCATCGAAGCCGAGCCTGTCTCACCGTCCGATGTCTCACGGAAAAATGTCTCACGAGGCGGTTTCATCTTGACAGCCGTGCCGCCCGGTCGACCACGAAGGACTGCGAGCGCTTCGCCGGGACGCGGCGACCGTCGAGCCGCAGGGCGATGACGCTGAGTCCGTACTGCCAGCGGCGATGGGCGGTGGCGCGACTGACGCCGAAGCGCCAGCAGATGGCCTTCCACGGCGCGCCCTCGGCTCGAGCCCAGAGGAGCTTGCCGTCCTCGGGTGCCAGGAAGCGGATCCAGGTCAGGGTTTCCTCCATGCGCGAGATGGCCGCCGCCGAGGGTGGGGGGCGCCGCATGGGCTGAGGGATCGCTCCGACCATGTCGGCGAAGTCGCGCGCCACCTCGGGCCAGACGTTAAAGAAGCCCTGGACCTTCTCCTCGGGCAACCGCTTGAGCACGTCGGCGGCCTCGACGAGACGGTCCTCGACCCGTTCCGGCGTCCAGTCAGCCATGGTGCACCTCCCGGCCGCCGTCGCGCCGGCCATAGAGCTTCTCGCCCAGTTGGCGGATCAGTTCGCGCTCGGGCCAGGTCAGGCGGTCATCCTCCACCGACACCGCGAGCAGACCCTGCTCGTGCCATCCATCGCGCTTGACCTGTTCGGGGTCGCGGCGTTCGCCGCCGTAGCCTTTCGGGAAACGCTTCATCGCGCACCTCCCCGGGTCTCCATGGCCCAGAGCAGCAGCGCGATGGCGTCGGCCTCGTTGTCGTCGGCGGGGGCATACCCCCGCGCCGTCACCGCCGCGATGACCGCGTCCTTGTTGGCGTTGCCCTTGCCAGTGACATGGCGCTTGATGGTGCCCACCGGCACGGCCTCATAGGGGATCGCATGGTGTTCGCACCAGGCGGTGACGTGAGCGAGGAAGCCGCCGTAGGCATGGGCGGCGTCGACCCCGGCATGGCGACGGACTTCCTCGACGAAAACGGCGTCCAGGTAGCCTGCCGCCTGCTTGATCTCTGTGAGCCAGCGCTTGAAGCGCAGGAAGCGCATGCCGCCACCCTGCCAGCGGTCGTTCTTGAACTCGGCGGTGCCACTGATGATCCGACCGTCCGGCCCATGCAGCGCCCATCCGGTCTTGGTGCCGAGATCGAGGGCAAGAATGACGGGGTGGTCCGGCGCCTGTTCGGCGAGAAATTCGATCAATGCGGGCTGGCTCATCATCGGGCTCCTTGGCAATCGGTTTTGGGAATGGGCCGGGAAGCAGCAACCCGACCATTGGTGGGAGGAGTGTGCGTTCCCGGGAACACTCCTCCCCCTATAGGGGGAGGTGGGAACGTGGAAATCGTTGAAATCATTACGTTTTTCCTTGGTTGGGAACGGATGGGAACGAGATTTTTGGGAAGCTGATTTATTCAATGGGTTCAATGACTTGATGCGGATTTGAGGGCACAAAATCTTGGGAATTCCCGTTGGGAAGCTGGGAACCGGGAACGGAAACCGCCCCCCATCCGCTTGGGCAGGAAGCTCTGGGAACGCTGGGAACGGAGCACGCATGGTCCTCACTCCCCGGTCTCGTGGGCGCCATGGACGAACCGCCCGACACCCCGCGCAAACGGCCCGGCCGGAACGTCCAGCCACTTGAGTTCCTTCGAGCCTTCGGCCATGCCCTTGACCAGGATGGGCGGCCGGCCGTTGAGCATCTCCTGGACCAGCCCCTCGATCTTGTTGCGCGCCATGTCGTGGAATACGACGGGCAAGCGGTGGCGCTGCTTGAACAGCCCCGTGCCGCCGGTATGGGTGTAGGGGTGACCGTCCTCGGCCGCACGGGCGATGGCTTCGACCAGGGCATCCATCAGGTCCTGCTCGGGCCGGCGGACGGCCCGCAGGCGTTCGGTCGCATCGACCAGCAGCCCGGTCGGCGCGCGCAGGAAGGTACGGATGGCCCGATCGGCCGGGCCGTTGGCCTTGACCACCGCGCCCTGGAAAACGGCGTTGCGGGCAAAGGGCTCTTCGAGCGCCTTAAAGATGTACCCCTGATGCTCCTCGGGCGCGGGCCAGAGCGCATAGACCATGCGCACCCCATCGACGATGGCGCTGGTGCCGCGCACGGCGTCACGGGCTTGCTCGACCGAGGCGATGGGCCGATTGCCCTGGGGCTTGCGCATGTGGTGGGCGACGATTACCGCCGCGCCGGTTTCGGTGGCGAGGCTCGCCAACAGGCCCGTCGCAAAACTGCCGGCAGCCGGATCGGAGGTGACGTCGGCATGGATGAAGGACGCCAGCGGGTCGAACACCACCAGCTTGAGATCGCGCAGCCTCATGATCTGATCGCGCACCATGCGGAACTGGGGCGTGATTTCGGGGCCGTCCTTGCCGGACACCACCAGCGGGATCGGCCCGCCCGCATTGGGCAGCGGCACGACGATCAGCCGTTCGGGTGCCTTGAGACGAAGCTCGTCCGGGTCCAGGCGCTGCAAGCGACGATGGACTTCCCCCTGGTCATCCTCGGCGGTGAAGATGACGGCGGTGCCGAACGCGCGCACCGGGCCACCGAAAGCCATCGGCTCAGGGCTGACCGAGACGGAACGCGCCTTGCCGGTCGCCACTGACAGCGCCAGGTCGAGGGTCATCATGCCCTTGCCGGTGTCGCCCATGGCGGCCAGGATCGAGACCATGCCCATGGGGAACGAGCCTTCGACCAGAAAACGCTGCTCGGGCGCATCGCCGGAATAGCGAGTGGCATGCCAGTCCGAAAGGTCGAGAGTGGCATTCTCCGAACGGAGGGTCTGGCGTTCGGTGGTGGCGATGAACTCGGCCACGTCCATGCCGTCGTCGACCGCGTCCGCCGCATCCCATTTCTCAAGCTTTTCGTCGGGCGGTAGCAGAACGGACACCGACCGGGCGCCAGCGGCCAACACGGCCTGTCCCGCCGCCATGGCGTACTGCCAACCGGGGCCGTCCTTGTCGGGCCAGATCAGCACCCGTTTGCCGTCGAGCGGCGACCAGTCGGTCTTCTCGATCGGCGCCTTGGCCCCGTTCATGGCCGTGGTGGCCGAGATGCCGGCATCGATGAGCGCCTGGGCGGCCTTCTCGCCTTCCACCAGAACCACCGGATCGGCGGCCTTGATGCCGGGTCGATTGTAGAGGGGGCGCGGCTCCGGGGCTTTGAGACGCCGGTTGACCACATCCCAGGGCCGGAACTGTTTGCCGCCGGGAGGGTCGTAACGATAGACGCAGGCGATCAGCCGACCGTCCTCGTCGTGATAGTCCCACTTGGCGGTGACCGGCCCGAGATCATCCGTCGGCGGCGCTTTGGCCTGTGCCGCGCGATCGTCGTGGAGTGTCCGGCTGCGGCCATCGAGCCATTCGCGGATGTCGT